AATTATCTTTTCCGATATACTTACCGGCTTGTCCGTCTAAAATATCCCAACTAGTAACAGCAGGATAATAGCTAAAACAATTCCATAACTGAAGTTCATCAAGTCTACGTTTAGGAACATCTTCCGGTCTAAAACCTCTCTGTATGAAGGCAGATATCGGGAGACGATAAAAGACAGCCCCATTCTCCATAATCGCATGGAATAAAATAGAGCGACCTGTAATAGCGCTAAGACCAAAGATAATACAGTCTTCAACTTCTCCATGATGTTTTTGTAAATCATATAAATATTCTCTTTTTATTTGTGCATAAGTAACTGGTATGTTTGCATTTAAATAAGCCATAGTTATCCATTTATCTCACCCCAATTATTTCCAACTTCATAATCTACTTTATTGGGAACTTCCAGTGTAACAGCCTGCTCCATAATTTCAATTATCTTTTTAGCCTGAGCATCGTTCTCTATGGATAGATCTAACTCATCATGTATTTGTATGTGCGGTACAATACCTTCTTTGTATAATTCTAACATAGCTTTCTTTGTCATGTCTGCAGCTGATCCTTGAATTAATTTATTAAGAGCTTTGTATGTGTAAGCTCTCCTGATCCCCGGTCCATGTTCCCTGAGTGCTTCTTCATGAGGCAATGCTTTATGCATACCAAACTGATTAGGTTCCCATAGGTGAAACCTGCATAGTCGTCCTAACAACGTACGGATTTGTCCACGATCCTGTGCTCTGTTTGATGCTTTCTCCATCAATTGTTTTACAAATGGTACACGTGAATGATATGTATTAAATAAGTCTGCAGCTTTTTCTTTTGTTACGCCTAGCTCTGCCTGTAATTTAGCTTTACCCATACCATAAAATAATCCAAGGTTAATTGTCTTTGCCTGTGTTCTAGGTATCTCAGCCATATCCGCAACGGTCTGGTGAAAGTCTGCGCTAGAGTCATTGCTGTATGCATCAACAACATCATAAACAGACGGTAATTTGTACAAAGACGCATAATGCACTACCAACCTAGGCTCTTGCTGAGAATAGTCAAATACACCCCATCTATGGCCCTCCTCGGGTATAAATAATGACCTTATCTTAGGTCCAAGATCTTTGTTTCTGGCCGGTATCTGTTGTAGATTTGGATTCTGGTAGGAGAACCTACCAGTCACCGTACCCCCGGTTTGTGATCTGAGTTGGTTTATCTCAGCATGTATTCTACCCTTGTGTTCGTATCTAAGAATAGAATCTATAAAAGTTGTATGCGCTTTGTTAATCTCTCTTGCTTGTGCAATCATTTTAACAACAGGATTCTTATGTTCTTGTAAAAAATTTTTTGTAAAACTTGGTGATGCAGTTTTTTCTGTACGTGGGTACTCTAATCTTAATACATCAAATACATTTGCAATAGATCTTGCAGCCCATATCTGTGTATCAATATTTGTTTCACTTTTTATTTTGTGTAATAATTCTTTCTCTTGTGTAATTAATTCTTTTTTCATTTGATGTGCACGTTCTATATCTACACGTACACCTTTAAATCTCATGTCAACCAGGCAATGAAACAGATCTGATTCAAGATCAAATATATCTTCTAGGTCCTGATTAATAATTTCTTTTTTCATCTCTTGCCAAAGACCGAGTGTAACTTCAGCATCACGTTCTGCGTATGCACCGACATGCATTGCAGGTAGTTTATACATTTCTGATTTAGGATCTATACCCCAAGACTCTGCAGCTTCTGCAAGTGCAGCTTCGTTTTTACCATAACCAAGATAGTGCCAAGATAAACTATTAAGATCATAACGAAATCTATTTTCATCGGTAACCGCTGCAGCTATCATCGTACATGCAATGTCACCATTTATTTTAAATCCCATTGCCCGCAACCAACAAACGTCATAGATAGCATTGTGAAAAATTTTTGTAGATGGGGCTTCAAGTATATCTTTTAACCAAGACAATACTCTTGATCTGTCCATGTTACCACCACCTTCATGTGCAATAGGAAAATATCCTTTGAAATATTTTGTAGCAACAGCGATGCCTATAACTTCACCATTACCAATAACAGAACCAGATCCTTTTTTAATTAAATCAGGATCTTTTGTTTCCAAGTCAATCGCAATCTCGTCAACCTGACGTAAGTCTGGAAACTCTGTAGGTTTAACCCACTCTGTTTGTGCTTCAAACTTAGGAATTTTCACTGTAGTCCCTCTCGAGTATCATTTCTAAAAAGTGTATTGCTTTCAATATATCTTGCTTCTTTCCTTTATCACGGTGTCTGATTATATATTTTATAGCACAACCTTCAGGATATAACAACTCATTCTCAACTACGAACTTACTTGGCTGAATCTTATATTTTTGGTAGTGTGATCCTCCGTGCTGTTTATCCCAAACTTTCGATGTCATAACCTCTATCCTCCTTCTTTGCTGACATAACATATAAATTTTGTTTGGTCCTTGTTACTCCAACATACCAAACTCTATTTTCTTCATCAGCTTTGTCTTCATTTTTTTCTGCAGATTCTCTTATAGTTTTTGTATTATCTAAAATTAATAATACATTTTCTGCTTCACCACCTTTTGCTGCATGTATTGTAGATAATTTTACTCTAGCATCTTTTAATAATTTTTCTCCGTAACTTAACATCTCACGTATGTATAAACATTCTTCGTAATCAGTTTCAAAAATATCATACCAGTTTGCTTTTTTATCAAAACCTAATTCTGTTAAATCATACATTTTTTCTTCTTTAGGTTCATCTAAAAGAAGTAATGGACTGCATTCCAATATATCTTTTACTTCTGACAAAGATAGTAACTCACCTTTTTGCCATCTTGTGTAGTTTAGAATGCTTCTAAACAAAGATGACTTGTAACTCTTCCTACCTTTGTACTGATAATAGATACCCATATCTTTTAATGTTGGCATAAGTTTGTTTAGTCTATCGTTGTATCTTGCTAGTATAAGCCACTCACCATCGTGTAATGGCAATCCGTCTAGGTCCATCACGTACTGTATCTTGCCTTCTTCTTCTCTCGCCCTCCAGGTTTTTGCAATTCGTCTGTCTTGTGGTATGCGATCTAAAATTTTATCAGCTAGACTCTGTACTTGTTTGGGCACCCGGTAAGATTGTGGCAAAATTATGTTTTTCTTTGACGTTTCTTGCTGAAATTTTTTTACATCTGCTCCTGCCCAGCCATAAATCGCTTGATCATCGTCACCTGCTAGTATAACATATTTGCTATTTTTCTTAATAATTTCAACCATTTTCCACTGTATTGGTGATAAATCTTGAGCTTCGTCTATAAATGCTACGTCAAATTTAGGACACAATTCAGACAAATTAAATCTTTCTATCATGTCAGTAAAATCTACCAGTTTAAAAGAGTCTTTGTAGTTTTGCACCTCGTCTGAAATAATTTGTAATAATCTTTTGTCCATGTCTTGAGAATACATATCTGTATTGTATTCGTCTTCGATACTAGATTCTTTTATCCTGGCTGCATTTATTAAATTAAAATATTCGCTGTTGGAATCTACAAATCCTGTAGTCTCTTGTCCGTTTGAGTATACTGTCATCTCGATTCCTAACTTTCTACCTATGTCTTCGTAATGTTCGTCCTGCATAACTTCTGATTTTTTAAGTCCGAGTCTTGTAAATGCAAGAGAGTGTAGCGTTCTAAAATATTTTAAATCTTTTCGTTGAAAGGCTGTGTGATAATCTAACATTCTATCTACAGCTTCGTTTGCTGCTTTGGTTGTGAATGCGAAATAACCTATTTTATCTATGGGTGTACCTAGTTTTAAAAATGTTTTTACATATCCTAACAGCTTTGTAGTTTTCCCCGTTCCCGGAGGCCCAAATAATTTTCTACTAATCACATGATCTCCGTTTTATGTTTTATTTTTGTATGGTGTATTGGAACTTCTTCAAATGATTTGATGTTAATTTTAATTATATTTTTTGTAGAAGAATAATACTCACCTTCTTTTTTAGATGGATATCTTTTTTGTTCTAAAAATTCTATCTCACAATCTTTGTATGTAACCTGCATCATACGACCTGTCTTGCCTTCGTTATACTTCCAGTCTTTTGATTTTAGTTTGTCAAAAAATTTATCAAACTTAAAGAATGCAAAGTCATTTTCTATCAATACTGATCCAGTTTTAA